GCACAATAAAGGAGGCTTACATTATGGCATCATTGGCTGAAATAAGAGCGAAGTTAAAATCTCAAGAAGTGAATCGCTCCACTTCCAACACAGGCGGAGACAACGCCATCTACCCACACTGGAATATCGCAGAAGGTTCTGAAGCAGTAGTTAGGTTCTTACCAGACAAGGACGAGACCAACACTTTCTTCTGGACTGAAAGGAACATGATCAAGTTACCATTCGCAGGTATCAAAGGTCAGACTGATTCGAGACCAGTGACAGTGCAAGTACCGTGCATGGAAATGTATGGGAAGACTTGTCCAGTACTCACAGAGGTGAGACCGTGGTTTAAAGACAAGAGCATGGAAGACATGGGCAGAAAATACTGGAAAAAGAAAAGTTACATTTTCCAAGGTTTTGTCACAACGAATCCACTAGCAGAAGATTCAACACCTGAGAATCCAATCAGAAGATTCATCATTGGACCTCAGATCTTCAACATAATCAGAGGAGCATTAATGGATCCAGAGATGGAAGAAATGCCAACTGACTACGTGAAAGGTGTTGACTTCAGGATCACTAAAACGACAAAAGGTGGCTATGCGGACTACTCAACATCAAAATGGTCAAGAAGAGAAAGAGCGTTAGACGAAGCGGAAAGAGCCGCTATTGACACACACGGATTATTCAATCTGGGTGACTTCAGACCAAAAGAGCCAACAGAGGCAGAAGTAAAAATAATAAAAGAGTTATTTGAGAAATCTGTTGAAGGTGAGGCTTATGATCTTGAGCAATACGGTCAGTACTTCAGGCCAGCAGGCGTGGCTTACCAAGGTAAACCACAGGTAGCAGTACCCACAGCATCGGCTCCAGCGGCACCAGTGGCAGAAGCGGCTCCTACAGCGGCTCCAGTTACTGAAAGTGCACCGGCACCACAACCTGAGGCGGCACCAGTTGCTCCAGCAGGAGACAGTGCCAAGAGAGCGGAAGACATCTTGAAGTTGATTAGATCAAGACAAGCAAAGTAATCTGACATTTTACCAAGGCCCTAGCATTGACGTTAGGGCCTAGGTATGCTAAAATAGATGACACAAAGGACAAAATTATGACAAAAGTATTTGACGCAACAAAATTTAGAAAAAGTTTAACGAAGTCCATACAAGGACTAGGAATAGGTTTCAGTGATCCAACTGATTGGATATCAACAGGAAATTATGCACTGAACTATTTAATGACAAGTGATTTCAATAAAGGAATTCCCCTAGGCAAAGTTACAGTACTTGCCGGTGAGTCTGGTGCAGGTAAATCCTACATAGCATCAGGCAACATTATTAAAAACGCACAAGATCAAGGTATCTTTGTAATATTAATTGATACAGAAAATGCGTTAGATGAACAATGGCTACAGGCACTTAACGTGGACACATCAGAAGACAAACTCATGAAATTGAGCATGTCCATGGTTGATGATGTTGCGAAGACTGTATCCGAGTTTATGAAAGGTTACAGAGAACAACACGCAGACAACAAAGAAGGTGCACCTAAAGTGCTATTCGTCATAGACAGTTTGGGTATGTTGCTGACACCAACAGATGTCAACCAATTTGAAGCGGGTGAGATGAAAGGTGACTTGGGTAGGAAACCAAAAGCACTTACGGCACTTGTGAGAAACTGTGTGAACATGTTTGGAAGTTGGAACGTTGGACTGATAGCAACCAACCACACATACGCATCACAAGATATGTTCGACCCTGATGACAAGATATCGGGCGGACAAGGATTCATCTATGCATCAAGTATTGTTGTTGCAATGAAAAAACTTAAATTAAAAGAAGACGAGAAAGGTAACAAAGTCAGTGACGTAAGGGGTATAAGGGCCGCTTGTAAAGTTATGAAAACAAGATATGCAAAACCATTTGAAGGAGTACAAGTGAAGATCCCTTATGACACAGGTATGGATCCGTACAGTGGACTTGTAGATTTGTTTGAGAAAAAAGGCCTATTAGTACAGCAAGGAAACAGACTGAAATACATTGATAAAGCAGGTAAAGAGCACATAGACTTCAGAAAAGCATGGGTCGGTGATAAATTAGATATGATAATGGCGGAGTTCAAAGAAGAAGCATCAGTTGAACAGCCAGAAGAAATAGAAGAGGAAATAAAAGAGTAATGATCGACTTTACACACGAAGATATTGAGAGGTTATGGGATTCTGTTGTACACTACGTACCTGAAAGACAGAAACTGGACATGGCTATTGACTTTATCAAAAGTTTAGAAGACATAGGTGTGGAACATGACGAAATAAAAGCGTCTGCTGAATACGATCCAAAATTAGAAGAAGCCATAAACACTGTGTTCGAGGAAGACGAAGAGTCAGACGGATACGGGGAAAATGATTAACTGGTACAACGAAGTCAGCAGGAACTTAGACAAGATCCCAGATTGTATTGCATACTTTGACAAGGAACTTGTCGAAGCAAAGAAGCAGTGTAAAATTTACGGCAACCTTGAACGAGCAAGTGCGGCTCTGCCCGGAATAGTTGAAGAAAGATTTGGACAACTGCAACAACTCGAAGCGATACTCGAATATCTAAACATCGAATTGAGAAGATTAAGATCAAAAACTTTTAGGAAATATCTTGAAAACTACAACAGAGCGTTGTCAAGTAGAGATGCTGAGAAGTACGTAGATGGCGAAGACGACGTAGTTGACATGGACAAAATAATTAATGACTTTGCACTTATAAGAAATCAATGGCTGGGCATAACCAAAGGACTGGATCAAAAACAATGGCAAATCACAAACATTGTTAAACTACGAGTCGCAGGAATGGAAGATGCCGACATCAAATAGGATTATACTCACAGACGTCGACGGGGTGTTGCTGGAATGGGAACATCATTTCACAAAGTGGATGTTGCAACGAACACTGTTTGACGAAAGAGGTGCTAGGTATCATCCATACAGATTATTGCCAGATAAACAAAACACATACGAGATGGCAGAACGCTTTGGGTTGACTGTTGAACAGATTCGTAAAGAGATCAGAGAATTCAATAGGAGTGCATGGATGGGAACACAAAGGCCTATGCTTGAATCTCAGACTTGGGTCAAACTCCTGGCCGCCGAGGGATGGACGTTTATACCCATTACATCTCAAACATCAGATATACCTGCCCAACAGTTGCGTAAGAAAAGACTTGGTGAACTCTTTGGGGATCATGTGTTTACAAATTACCATATTCTAGGCACAGGTGCGGACAAAGATTCAGCATTAGCGGAGTTTCACAACACCGGACTGTATTGGGTCGAGGACAAGCCAAAGAACGCTGTAGCCGGGCTCAAATACGGTTTAAAGCCTATATTAATCGACCACGAATACAATCGAGACTTTGAACATCCTGAGGTTATACGTGTAAGTAATTGGAAAGAGATACACCAAATAGTTTCAGGTAGAAAATGAAAATATACGTAGGACACGACAGCAGAGAAGATATAGCATACCAAGTTTGCGAACACAGTATCAAGCGTAGAGATCCATCTGCGGAAGTGATACCACTCAAACAAAAGCAGATGAGGGATCAAGGTTTGTACACACGTCCAGTTGACAAACTAGGTTCAACAGAATTTACATTTACAAGATTTTTTGTGCCATACCTAAATGATTTTAAGGGATGGGCAGTTTTCTGTGACTGTGATTTTCTTTGGAAGATACCGAGTCATGAACTAGTGAAGTTTTGTGACAGTTCAAAAGCGGTGGTGTGTGTTCAACACGACTACACCCCAAAAGAAACCACCAAAATGGATGGACAGGTGCAGACAGTGTACCCAAGGAAAAATTGGTCAAGCATGGTATTATGGAACTGTGAACATCCTAAGAATAAAATACTAACACCGGATTTGCTTAACACAGAAACTCCTAAATTCTTACACAGATTTAATTGGTTAGAGGACAACGAGATAGGATCTTTGCCATTAGAATACAACTGGTTAGTTGGTTGGTACAAGGAACCAAAAGATGGCACGCCTAAGATACTACACTACACAGAAGGTGGTCCTTGGTTTGACGGCTACCGTGACTGTGAATACGCAGACGATTGGAAGAAAGAACTTATCAATCTATTCAGTGCATGATGGACTGGGACAAACTCAAACCAGAACACTATCACGATCAACCAGTAGAGCACATCTGTGTTACCACCTTGATTGATACAAACACCTATGATAGATTGTATGAGAATCAAAAAAATTTAGAACACTCTAGTTGGCAATACTTCAAAAAAAAACATGATGTAAATTGTTATTTCAGAGAAAGCCTATCGGATATTGATCTCAGCAAAGACATAATTTGGATTTGGTTCTTCAAAGAAAGAAGCGATACTACTGCATCATACGTACACATCAAAGGTAAACAGATTAGGTATAGGCCCAACACATTCTTGATATCAAAATCAAAGGAATTCAAGTTTGTCCACACTACTAGGAAATACATTAGAAGTCCTTTTGTGCAATTGGATATGACCGAAGAGGACTACAATAAAATCCTAAAAAGATTTAATAAAACTTCTTAAAGCATCAACATCTGCTTGTAGATGTCTATTCTTGACTTTGGTCCATACAAAGTTATCTCGATCACGTATGTTTAAATTTTTACGTATTTGCTTCCCTGCATTATCATCCAATATTTTTTTTGCTTTGAATTCAACACTTGGAAGATAGAGACATCGATTTAGTTTACGTGCAACCTTTTGAGTATATGAATCGACATGCCAGTGCCAGAAGAAGGCAGGAGCCAAGTATCCTAATGTGTTTGTCCAGTTTTTATGCACTGCGAAATGAGCCGCTGGTAAAGGTTTGTCTGGCCATAGCATGGTTTGGTTTCCTAAATCTTTGTTGCCCTTTGGTCTGCCGTCACTAGGCACTACCATTAATATCTTGTCTTTGTACTTGTTAATTTCATCTGTTATTAGTTGATCCCAATGTTTGGTCTTAATTTGCACATCGTCGCCCATAAGCATCACAACGTCATGACGTGCCTTGTCGCACATTAGATTCCAACTGAAACAAGTTGATTGATTTGGTCCTACTACATAATGTTTTTCATCTATGAGATCTCTGTATTGTTCAAGCGTTGCATCGTCACTGTTAAGGTAAAAAAGCAATTCAGTATCACCTTTTTGGGTTTGGACGACAGTGTCCACTAGTCTTTTTGCTAATTTAGGCCTACCTCTGGACGGACAGCACAACGAAATCATATCAATTTATTTTTCCAAGTTTCCGGCGTTATGTCGTTCACTATTTCTAAAGGTAAGTGATATTGGAATTTTTTTGTGCCTCTTGATCTTATGTATTCCGCAGTCTTACTCACTGCCTGCCTCATGTTAGTAGATGTTTTGTAGTCTAACAACTTACGTGCTTTATCAGACGAACACGTGGCAAGTTTGACTTCCTTCGGCCTATCTTTATGATGTATAGGATCTAAATTTATACCAGTCTCATTTGCACACGCTTCCGCAAGTTCGTTAATTGTGACAGGCTCTTCGTCTGGTCCTATATTGATAACTTCGCCAACAACATTTTTATTGAATGCCAGTGCGTTCAAGCAATACAGACAGTCATCGATGTAACTAAAACACCTTTGTTGTTTTCCGTCCCCATAGATGATAGGTTGTTTACCTTGCAACATCCTATTCAACATTATAGACATGACATTCCTAAACGGATCGTCATACTTCTGTCTTGGGCCAACGATGTTGTGAGGCACCGCGATCACATATTCCACTCCGTGAGTATCACACAGATTTTTCAAAACATCTTCGCCGGCTTTTTTAGCGATGCCATATGGATCCTGTGGCCTACATTCGTAATCTTCCCTGTATGGCAACTGATCATGATGACCGTACCTAGCCATGCTGGAGCAGTACACAATACGTTTTACATTATTTCTAATAGCCGCAGTGATCGTGGTTACTGATGCCTCGAAAATATTCTTAGTCACCAACACAGGTGAAAACACGGATAGTCCTTCATACGCCGTCGCGGCGGTATGGTACACTATGTCACAACCTTTCATTGCTTTGGTCATGTTTTCTAAATCACAACAGTCGACTTGATGAAATTCAACGTCCTGTGGTACGTTGTCTGTGTAACCACCTATCATGTTGTCATTGCCAGCCACGGTGTGGCCTTCCGATAGCATTAGGTCTGCGAGGTGTGAACCTAAAAAGCCTGCAACGCCTGTAATAAAAATTTTCATTTTGGGTATTTAATTACAGTCACGCACGGTAGTAAACTTTGTCAGGCCAGTGATCCATCAGTAATTTGTAGCCTAAGGATGTTATGTGCTGTTCAACTTCAATGTTACTACTGCCATACTTTTTGGTATTATTGTTCAACTCTATCATCAAAAACCTAACGTTTTCTAATGTCTTTGCCGCACCCTTTAAAACTTCCATCTCATAACCTTCTACGTCGATCTTAATAAGATCAACATGTTCCAAATTAAGACTATCGACTGTGACCATTTGTATTTTACCTTCGCCGACTACCCTTTTACTTTGTGTAAAATTATCCTCTGATAGTGAAATCAATTGCTGTTTCGAACCAACTGCTAATTGATGTGTTTCTATGTCTTTGCTAACATTTTTCACCAGGCATTCATAATGCAGGCTATCTGGTTCTAATGCAATTACTTTACTACAAAATTTTTCCATTGCCATGCTCCAGGTACCGACCCATGCTCCGATGTCTAAAATTTTATTGAATTTCTCGTTTTTGTCTATACAATATTCTATGAATTTCAGCAAACATTTATTCTGTGTAAATGGTTTACCTGCTTTCCAATCCTCAAAGTGCAGATCATCTTTTGGCACCCAAAAGTTATTCACTTTTTCTATGTTCATAGCATACCTTTGTCCATTAAAATTTCAATAGCCTTTCCGTTTTTGATTTCTTCTGGAGTAAATTGCTGGTATGCAAGACTGTACAGCCAAGGCTCTGGTCCAGCATAATATGGATCCTCAATGTCTTCGAGATTCAGATTACCCATTGGTTCTGCAAAACTTTTCCTATCACAAAACACAGGAACTCCCATACAGACTGCTTCAATGGCGCTAATACTACAACTGGTAACACACGCCCATGCGTCCTTAAGATCCTCGGATAGGGGTACCTTGGCCTCACTTGGTCCTGATGTACCCCTTCCCCTAGGCTTGTGTCGAAGTCTGATTGGTCTGTCCGTTACTCTTTTCAATCTTTCAATTGTATCATTTGTCCAATTAGGTTGATCCAGATAATTGTTGATTCCATCTGAACTAGGACACACTAAGATGTGTCTGCCTTTCAAAGTAGGTGCTTGTATTTTTAGTCCAAACTTCTCAAATCTATCTGGCTTACAATTTTTTAGAAATCTAGCGTGTATGCCATTTTTACACACACGCCAATAGTGATTGTCTGGCTTGAGATTGTTATTGTCAAATCTTCCAAAATAAGGAGTATCGGTGAACCAATAGGTGTGATTACGTGACTCCAGTTTTTTAACCATTTCTAAATTGTTGCCCACAAATCCCCAAAACATACTGTTGCTGACTGGCTCTTTTTCAACAGCATTATCGCGTTTCTGTATTTGCTCAGGCCATGATTTTTCAACACCGTTGAATACTTCCCATGCCTTACTACCTTTATTACTAAATGGTGCGTAAATTGTTAGCATCTATAAATTCTTTCAATTGATTCGCCCAATCTTTATGACCTTCGGAAGATGGATGTGGATCATCTGGTGCACAATGTTGTTTATTTTGCACAGTGTAATCTAAGTGACTGGTTTCAGGTTTGAAGAATCGACTGTTATCTATCTTATCGTACAACAACTTTACGTCAGGGTTTGTTATGTCGGCATCTGACAATGTGTTGTACATGACATATGGATAACCTCGCAATTTAAAAAAATCCTGCAAATCATGTATGGCCAATAAAGATTCAATCTGAGTGGCCTGCTCTATATCTAGACCTTTTTGACATAGATACTTGAAAAACGACTGTGTGTTGCTGTCTCTGTTCGGATCCCATGTCTTCCATGTTGTTTGCATCGTGGGGAATTTATATTTCTTGAACCCGTCACCTGTTGGAAAATCAAATCGATTACCACCACTGGATCCTATCAGGAAAAAGCAATCTTTGGCTTTATCTGGAAATTTTTCACACCATACTCTTGTGGTCCACATCAATCTTTTGTTACCGCGACCGCCTCCGGCTAAGTTATCGGCGATAGGCAACTGCATAAGTTTAGAAAGTTCTTCTCCACAGTGAGTGTTTACACCACATTTGGGTCGTGAGGTCAAAAAAGAACAACCATTTATGAACATTTTTGTTGGCATGTGACAATAATTATATACTACTTATTGACGGTATGCAAACAGTAAAAAACATCAACTCTCTGAAATATTTCCTGGATCGTTGGGAGATTGTAGATCCAGAATACAACTACACTGTGCCCTACCATGAATCAATAGATCCAAATTTCACCAGCCTCCCTACTTTCGTAGCAGAGTTCCATGAATGTAAAGTTAACACCTGTCCAATATTGATTACCAGAGAAAATAAAATGATTACCAATTACGTATGGGGACTTACGCACAAAAGCAAACACAAACCACACAAAACACATAATCTATGGAAGGAATGGGACGAGTCAGTCAACATAGATTTACCTCCGGTAACTGAAAGTTTCAACGAGTCTCACACATACGTCTGGTTGCCAATAGACGAAGAAAGCAAAAACAATCCATGGCACGTATGGATAGACGTAATATCCAAGTTCAGACTAATGGAAAAAAGATGGTCAACAAACTTTGCAAGATTTTGCTTTGTGCTTGCCAACCACAGTGATTACTTCGAAAAAGTTTGCAAGGCGCTTTTCCCCGATGTAAAAATTGTTGTTATGCCAAAAGGTGCAACATGGAGATTCAAACATTTGCTAGTACCAAGTATGAGTAACTCTAAGGACGGAGTCATCGTCCCACCAATGGCTCCATGGTTGCGTCATTTCAAAGGTTTGAAAAACCTAAAAGGAATAAAGCCTCATAGGAAAATTGTTGTGCTGAGGCCCGGAGCAAAAACGAGACGTCTTGTAAATTCAGATGAGTTGCTTTTGAAACTCAAGGGGTGGGAAACAGTTGCCTTAGAAAAATTATCTATAAAAGAACAAATGAAAACTTTTGCGGAAGCGAGCCACGTGCTGGCGGCCCATGGTGCAGGATTAGTCAACTTACTATGGTGTCAACCAGGGACTAAAATCATAGAAATACAGGATAGAAACATGATACACAAAAAAGTATACCCTTTACTTTCGCACAACTTGAACCTAGACCATAAATTATACCTGTCAGACGTTGTGCCAATACCTAGAAAGAATGGAGCAAAACTAGAGGGAGTGAAGAGATTCAGCGACATGATAAACTTTAAGATTAACATTCCAGAGATAATGGAGCACTTAGAATGATATCAGTGTTACAAAAAACACCTGTTGTGAAGTTAGAACCTTATCCACACGTGGTAATAGAGGACGCTTTGCCACAAGACATATATGATCAACTTGCCAAAGAGTGGCCTGAGGGACCACTACTTGCAACTGTCCCTCACGACAACGGTGTGTGTTACAGACTCAAAGCAGACGAAATGCTGAAACCGGGTAGGGTGTCTAAGTTATGGAAAGATTTTACAGAATATCATACAAGTATTGATTTCTTTAATGAAGTCAAAAGTGTTTTCAAAGATTACATTAAACATGAAAATCCTACCTTGGGAGCCAGAGGATGGGCCAAAAAATCCGACATGATATGGACAGATTGTCAAACTGTAATGCACGAACCTGTAACCACTACAACACGCACTCCACACATAGATAACCCCAGAGAAATATATGCAGGACTTCTGTACATGCCTTTCAGCAACGACACAGCACAAGGTGGCGACTTTGAAATATACAGTTCTAATAATACAGTAAATGCTGTGGACATGAAAAAAGGAAGACAAATATTTGAAGAGGATTTGGGAGAGGTGCACACAACTGTGCCTTACAAGGCAAACACATTTGTGATGTTTTTAAACAACTCGGCACAGGCGATCCATGGAGTGACGCCTCGTACAAACGCCACAATGCGTAGAAGAAGTGTTAATATAATTGCAGAATACAGCAGACAGAGTAGAAATCAAATGTATTCCATAAACGAAATATGATAGCAGGCATACACACAACAAAACCACGGACTCAAAGATACATAGATGCTTTTGTTAAAGGTGCTGGAGGCGGAGAGATACATCATTTTAGAAATCTAAAAAAACTGCCAGAAGGCGAATTAGTGATGTACGGCATCCTAGCAGGTTCTGGAGAAGTTTACAAATGGTGTGAAAAAGAACAAAAAGTTTTTTACTTCATGGATCATGGTTATTTTACAAACGCCCACGACAAACCCCATTGGTTGAGGATTACAAAAAATAAGCATTGTCAGAATGTCATGCAACAAAAACCAGCAGACAGATATGAAAAATATTTCAAGCAAGACATAAAACAATGGAACAAGAAGGGACACAAGATACTTGTGTTGCCACCCACGAATGCAATGGCTAATTTCTTTTCTGCTGAAAATTGGCTTGCCAACACTCTAAAGACATTAAAGGATAACACAGACAGACCAATAGTTGTGAGGGAGAAGCCATACAACCCAACAATCACAGTAGACGAAGTTGGTGCAACGGTGAAAGTCGACAAGCCTACAAATCATCAAGGCAAGATAGACTGGTCCGAATACTATGCCACAGTCACATACAATTCAAACACATTGGTCGCAAGTCTTAGTAATGGTGTCCCTGTATTCTGTGATCCTAAAAATTGTGCGGCGGCACCAATATCAGAAACTGATTTCAGTAGGATAGAAACACCTAAATACGGTGACAGAGTTGCTTTGTTTTCAAGTTTGGCCTACAACAACTGGAACATGGAAGAAATGACCAATGGTACAGCGTGGAGAATGATTAATGAAAGTTGAAATTTTTAGAAGAACAGTGAAAGACAGGCGTAAAGGC